TCTATAAAGAGTGTTGTTAGAAAAGGATTGTAAAATCCTAGACTCAACCTGGCAATCTATACCATAGTGGCTAAGGGCCAAAGCCCTTTTAACTACTTCGGGGAGATTGAATAAGTTCTCTATGGTTTTCTCCACATAAGTGGAGGTCAATAGAAAACCCAAACCACCCATCCACTTATTTAAATAAGTGAACGGGTTGGACCAGTCACAGAAGGGCTTATAGCGTTGTATAAAGCGCTTAGACAACAATATTTTAATATTGAGCCAGCCTTCTGGTAAATATCCCATCATCTGACAAAGCTGCTGAGCTTTACCGATAGCGGGATTCTTTTCATTGCGCATAACTGTTATAACGGTTAATGGGCATAATAACCTCACCTTGATTGCATCAACGTGGGGAGTGCTATCATATGGTGATCGGACCATAATTGGTCTCTTACCATTAGTAGTTGGGAGTCCAGGGTGCTTAAAGAGTACAAACTCTTCACAGTACCTTACTCCAATAGGGCTATAATATATTTTTGCCCCGCCTATTTTTCCTCCGAGATACACCATATATGATGTTATCGACTGTAAATAGGGTAGTGGACCCAGAGCGACGTGATCGTCGCCTGCTGTCCTGAAGAGTCTCCAGTCAACTGGTGATGAGGGATTCAAATCTCTCCAATCTTCGAAAGCTAAGGACTCTGCAACTATCATAAATAGTGTGAGCAAAGCTTTAGTACCAGGGTGGCCCATAAGGGATCCTCTGGAGACAAAACAACCGTGGTACCTATACTTAGGTGATTCACTGTATAACATTTGATTACTCAGAAGTAAATCTATGCATGTTTTGTAATAAGGGCTAACAAACCCTAATCCGTCAATGAATCCATTTAAAATGGCCTTACCGACGTCATGTGGAATGTACTCAGATGCTTGCTCAAGATCTGAAGACAAACCATAGATTTGATCAGCATATGGAGTACATAGATGTACTTCTTTTGCAAATTCAAAGCCTTGGTATGCACCACCCAGGCCACACCGAGCCCTTGGATCTTGCTTAAGTAAACCAATGAGCTCATGTCCGAATGGTGACAGAAACATGGTATACCATGCTTCTGCTACAGTCACAGTCCTAGCTTTGAAGCCAGGTTCTCCAACTGGTGATGGTTTAACTTCAGATGGCGAGCCAACCCTTAAGGGCTGACCGCTATCCCAATAGGTACCATCTAACCTACCTCTATCTATACCTTCTTCAATTGACCATTGGAGAAGTTGGTAGCCAGTATACTGGTCTAACCCATAGATAGGGTCTTCGACTTTATAGTCCTCTATATTAATTTCAAAATTATTATCTGACTCTATAAGTCTGGCAGTATCTGGTAGATTTGTAAGTCTACACATCGTATGAAATCTTGGTTTACCAAGTTCAGTACGATAGATCTGCCCAAAGTAGGTCTGTGCTATGCGAGTCTCTGTTGATGGCTTTGAAGCCCATTCAGCAAAGGACTTACCTATCTCAGTTGCCCTACCGCCATCTCTCCGTGAACTCTCCATTGATGCAGAGTTTGTTAAGGAGACATGTGCATTGGTATATGCGTCAGGCTTAGGTCTGACACCTACACCTATCTTCTTGGAACACTCGTATATGCGATTTAAATCAGCACTATGGTTCCAAGGATTAACCTCATTGATGACTATGGATGCATGAGCATTCATAGCCTCTTCCATATCATCCTTTGTAGGATTTGGGAAATTACGTGAGGTGGTTAAATGTGCAATACGGGTCATAAGATCCTTATTGCGCGGACTGTCTTCAAAGACATGTTTTAACCAAGAAAGTGGACTCCTAAGTGTTAACTTGGTAGGGCAC